CAAAGAAATGTATCAAACACCTACATATAGAGCATATAAGGGTATAAAAACTATGTTAGATAGATTAGCTAGATATATGGAAACTACATCTATTGAGCATGGTAGAGACGGTAATTTAACATCTTTAGTAAATACTGCTGCTAAATTTGACCAAATAAGACAGTCATTTAAAGGAGCATATAGTGATATGAAAGATGAACAACAAAGCTCTGTTCGTGGTGGACAGGGTTTAGCTTATGATCAATTATAAATTTAAATTTAAAAACTATGTTAGAAATTAAACCAATTGGGTTTCATGTATTAGTGAAACCAGTAGCATTAAAAGAAAAAACGGATTCAGGAATTATACTTCCAGAATCACAAGTACAACAGATACCTAAAGGACAAATAGTTGCTAAAGGTAAAGCTGTTACTGATGAAATTAAAGTAGGTGATCAAATACAGTGGTCACTAGAAAATACAGTATCACAAGAATTTGAACACTTAGGAGAAAGACATTTATTAATGAACTCTCAAGGTATTAAGTGTATACTTAAAGATGTATAAAAAGATTCCTGAATATAAAAATAAAAAATGGGGATATAAAGAATTTAAAACAAAAGAAGATTTTACTTTTTTTATTTTAGATCTTTATTTAGAACCTGGGCAGTATGGTTTTGATGATACTGCCTTTTTATTTAATGATCAGGCTAGAAACTTTAACAAATATGGTTTTTATTGTGATAAACCTTTTAGATCAAAAGATTATGTAACTTATTGGAATGATGAAAAAGAAAAATGCAGAGAGGGTGTAATATATCATAGTGAAAATAAAACGTGGTATCTTACTAGGGATTATTATATGTGGTTAAATTTCTTACCAATCTTTGATAAAGAAGAAAAGAAATATGGTTTTGCTAAAGTAAGAGATGCCCAGTATCATATGGCATTATATGAATTATTAGCAGAATTACATTATAGACATGTAGCAATACTTAAAAAACGTCAGATAGCATCATCATACTTTCATATGGCAAAACTAATAAATCAGTTTTGGTTTGAAGAAGGATCTATATGTAAAGTAGGTGCATCACTAAAAGATTATATTAATGACAAAGGATCATGGAAGTTTTTAGATGAATATAAAACATTTTTAAATGAACACACTGCTTGGTATAGACCTACTAATCCATCTAAGATTCTTTTATGGGAACAAAAAATAGAAGTTAAGATAGCTAATAGAAGAACTAATAAAGGGCTTATGTCTAAAATACAAGGTGCTTCATTTGAGAAAAATGCTACTACTGGTGTTGGTGGACCATGTACTTATTTCTTTCATGAAGAGGCTGGTATTGCACCAAAGATGGATCAAACTTTTGAGTATATTAGACCTGCAATGACATCAGGTATGATGACTACTGGGATGTTTATTGCTGCAGGATCTGTGGGTGATCTTGATCAATGTGAACCATTAAAGCAAATGATATTAAATCCTGTGGGTAATGATATATATGCTGTTAAAACTGATCTAATGGATGATAAAGGTACTATAGCATCATGTGGTTTATTTATTCCAGAACAATGGTCAATGCCTCCACATATAGATGATTATGGTAATTCATTAATTGATCAGGCATTAGAAGCTATAAAAAAAGAAAGAGAACAATGGAAGAAGGATCTTACACCAGAGCAGTATCAGTTAAGAATATCACAAAAACCAATTAATATTGCTGAAGCTTTTGCATATAGAAAAGAAGCTATATTTCCTCAAAGTATATTATCAAAACAACTAAAGAAAATAGAAGACAAACAATATGCTTATGAGTTTATAAAATTAGAAAGAGATCAAGAAGGTATTAAGTGGAGTGAAACAAATAAACTACCTATATCAGAATTTCCAGTTGATAAGAAAAGAGAGGATAAAACAGGATCACTAGTTGTTTGGGAGAGACCTGTAAAAAATCCACAATTTAGTATGTATTATGCATCTATTGACCCTGTATCTGAGGGTAAGACAACTACATCAGATTCATTATGTAGTATCTTTGTTTATAAGAATCCTGTAGAGGTAACTAGAGAAACTGCAAATGGCTTAGAAAGGTTTACTGAAGGTGATAAAATTGTAGCATCTTGGTGTGGTAGATATGATGATATAAATAAAACACATGAGCAGTTAGAACTTATAATAGAATGGTATAATGCTTGGACTATAGTAGAGAATAACATTTCTCTTTTTATACAACATATGATAGCTAGGAAAAAACAAAAGTATTTAGTTCCTAAACAACAAATAGTATTTTTAAAAGATCTTGGATCTAATAGTACAGTATATCAAGAATATGGTTGGAAGAATACAGGTACTATATTTAAAAATCATTTAATATCATATGCTATAGAATATATCAGAGAAGCAATAGATGAGGAGTTAGATGATAATGGTGAGGTTATAAAACAAACACTTGGTGTAGAAAGAATACCAGATAAAATGTTACTTACTGAAATGATGCAATATTACCCTGGACTTAACGTAGATAGACTTGTAGCATTTTCTGCACTTGTTGCATTTGCAAAGCTACAACAAGCTAATAGGGGTTATATTAAGCGTAAAGAAAGGGATAAGTCGGTGGATAACTTGGAAAAATCACAAAATTTGTATAAATTAAATATGAGGCCTTTTAAGAACATAGGTAGAGGTAAGAGTATAAAAAAAGGTGGATTTAAGAAGTCTCCGTTTAAAAACATTAGATAATGAATAACTATTGGACAACAACATCAACAGGATTAACTGGATATTGGGTAACATCTTCATCATTTGGTAAACATTCCGTAAATTATATAATCAAAAAGAAAAAATAAAATGAGGGTACTGAATGCCTTACAACTTAAAAAGGGTGCTAAAACTGATAAGAAAGGATATCCTGCGTCTGCCAGTTTATCACAACCTACACAATTTTTATCTGCTAAAAAGAAAACAGATGACTGGTCTGCTTGGAATATAGATTGGCTAGAAGTTCAAGGTATGGATTATCTTAGACATAATGCAAGAAAGCTTCTTAAGAATTATAAATTAGCTAAAGGTATTATTGATAAAAGAGATTATATAGTTGAAGAAGATAATGAATATAAAGACTTAATGGATATATTAACTAAAGAAGATGAGTCTGCTTTAGAATTAAAATTTTATCCTATTATCCCTAATGTTATTAATGTTCTCTCAGGAGAGTTTTCAAAAAGATTTTCTAAAGTTCAGTTTAGAGCAGTAGATGATCTATCATATAATGAAATGTTAGAATCAAAAAGAAAGCTAGTAGAAGAAAACTTATTAGCTGATGCAGAGTCTAAACTTATGATGGAAATGATATCTATGGGAGCTGATCCTCAGAGTGAAGAAATGAGAGAAAAATTAGCACCAGAAAATATAAAATCACTTCCAGAAATAGAAGACTTTTTCTCAAAAGATTATAGAAGTTTAGTAGAAGAATGGGCATCACATCAACTGGTTGTTGATGAAGAGAGATTTAAAATGCAAGAACTTGAAGAAAGAGCATTTAAAGATATGCTTATATGTGATAGAGAGTTTTGGCATTTTAAAATGATGGAAGATGATTATGAAGTAGAGCTTTGGAATCCTGTACTTACATTTTATCAAAAGTCTCCAGATACAAGATATATATCAGATTCTAATTATGCTGGTAAACTTGAAATGATGACTGTAGCTGATGTAATAGATAAATATGGATATCTAATGACAGAAGCCCAGTTACATTCTTTACAAGAAATATATCCTGTAAAAAATGCAAACTATATGGTTGGTGGTAGACAGAATGATGGATCATACTATGATGCTACTAAATCACACAAGTGGAATACTAATATGCCTTCATTAGCATATAGACAATTTTTAACTGGTTGGGGTGGAAATGCAACACAAGGTGGTGATATTGTAAATTGGATATTAAATGAAGGTGAAGATATATACAACTGGGGTGAATCTGAAATGTTAAGAGTTGCAACAGTATATTGGAAAACACAAAGAAAGGTAGGACATTTAACTCGTGTATTAGAAGATGGTGAAGTAGTAACTAAGATAGTTGATGAAGGTTTTAAGTTAACAGAAAAACCTGTGTACAATACAAATCTATTTAAACAAAAAACAAAAGATAATTTAGTATTTGGTGAGCATATAGATTGGATATGGATTAATGAAGTATGGGGCGGTGTAAAAATAGGACCAAATATACCTGCTACATGGCGTACAGAATCTACAGAAATAAATCCTATATATGTAGGTATAAATGCAAGAAAGCCAGGTAGATTACAATTTCAATTCAAAGGTGATAATTCTTTATATGGATGTAAGTTACCTATTGAGGGTAGAGTATTTTCAGATAGAAATACAAAGTCAACATCTTTAGTTGATTTAATGAAACCATATCAAATAGCATATAATATGGTTAATAATCAAATAGCGGATATACTTGTAGATGAATTAGGTACTGTTATAATGTTTGATCAAAATTCATTACCAAGACATTCAATGGGTGAGGATTGGGGTAAGAATAATTTAGCTAAAGCATACGTAGCAATGAAGGATTTTGGTATGATGCCATTAGATACTTCAATTACTAATACGGAAAATGCTACAAACTTTAATCATTATCAAACATTAAACTTGGAACAAACAGGTAGATTGATGTCAAGAATACAATTAGCTAATCATTTTAAGAATCAAGCGTTTGAAGCTATTGGTGTTAATCAACAAAGACTGGGTCAAGAAATATCTAGGCAAACGGCAACTGGTGTACAACAAGCAGTACAAGCTTCTTATTCACAAACAGAAACATATTTTATACAGCATTCAGATAATCTAATGCCTAGAGTACATAAAATGAGAACTGATCTTTCTCAATACTATCACAGTAATGTACCTAGTGTAAGATTAAATTATATATCAAGTAATGCTGAAAAAGTAAATTTCCAAATAAATGGTACAGATTTATTGATGAGAGATTTTAATATTTTCTGTACAACAAGAACAAATCACAGAGCTATATTAGATCAATTAAAACAATTAGCAATGACTAATAACACATCAGGTGCTAGTATTTATGATCTTGGAAATATAATCAAAGCAGATTCAATTGCAGAAGTATCTGATATACTTAAAGATTCTGAAGCTAAACAACAACAGCAACAACAAGCACAAATGCAATCTCAAGAGAAAATGCAACAAGAACAAATTGCAGCTCAAAAAGAACAGCAAGAAGCAGAAAGAGCATTTAGAGTAGAAGAAGCAGAAAAAGAAAGACAAAAAGATCTTATGGTTGCTGAGATACGTGCTGCTGGTTATGGAGCACAAACAGATCTTGATCAAAATCAGATGAGTGACTTTAGAGATAGCATGAAAGAGATAAGACAAACTGAGCAATATAGAGAGCAAATGGACTTTAAAAAGGATGAATCTTTAAGAAGACAATCTTTAGATAATCAAAAAATGGAAATAGAAAGAGAAAAGATGATTAATCAAAGAGATATTGCAAATACACAATTAGAAATTGCTAGGGAAAATAAAAATAAATATGATGATCCTAAACCAAAAGAAAGGAAAAAGGGAGGAGAAAAATAAACTTAGCTATATACTAGCATAAATTTAAAATTTTAAAAAAATTTTTTAGGTTTATTAAAAATATTATATTTATATTATATATGTATAACTATTAAAACCAATTTGTTATGGCTGATAAAACCGTTGAAACCAAAGTTGAACAAGTAGATGTCAACATAGATGAAATATTTTCTGGAGCACCTGGAGGAGACTCTATAACACTACCAGAAGAAGAAAAGAAACCAAACATATTTAGCAGAAAGGAACCAGTAGATATGGGTTTTGTTGATGAACCTGCTAAAGAAGAAAAAGAAGAAGAAGTTAAGGAGGAAGTAAAAGAAGAAGTAGAGAGCAAAGAAGAAGCTCCTAAAGAAGAAAAAAAGGTAGAACCTAAAGAAGAAGTTGATGTTGATGCGGTTTTAGGTTTAAAAGAAGAAACGGAAGAGGCTGAAACAAAAAAGCCTGGAAGAAAGAAAATAGAAGGAATAGCTGATGTATTTTCAAAGCTTATAAAAGAAGAAAAGATATTAGGTTTTGATGATGAAAAAGATTTAAATGATTATTCAGCTAAAGATTGGGAAGAATTAATTCATGCAAATTTGCAAGAAAAAGCAAATCAAGTAAGAAGAGAAACTCCCCAAAAGTTCTTTGAAAGTTTGCCACAAGAGCTCCAGTTAGCAGCAAGATATGTTGCTGATGGAGGTACAGACCTTAAAGGTTTATTTAGAACTTTATCACAAGTTGAAGAAACTAAAGATTTAGATCCAAAAACTGAAAAGGGACAAGAAACAATAATTAGAGAATATCTAACTGCAACAGGTTATGGTGATGCTGAAGAGATAAATGAAGAAATAGAAGTTTGGAAAGATTTAGGAAAATTACAAAAACAAGCTAATAAGTTTAAACCTAAGTTAGATAAAATGCAAGAGAAGGTTGTTGAGAAGAAATTAAAGGAGCAAGAGTTAAAAAAGAAACAACAACAACAAGCATCTCAAAATTATATGAAAAACGTTTATGATACGTTAAAAGGTGGAAAGGTAGGAGAGACAAAGATAGATAGAAAAACACAATCATTATTATATAATGGTTTAGTTAATCCAGCATATCCATCTATAACAGGTCAAAATACAAACCTGTTAGGACACTTGTTAGAGAAGTACCAGTTTGTTGAACCAAACTATCCTTTAATAGCAGAAGCATTATGGTTGTTAGCAGATCCAAAAGGATTTAAAAATAAATTAATGCAAAAGGGTGAGGTTAAAGCAGTAGAAAAAACAGTTAGAAAATTAAAAACTGCTCAAGCTCAAAAAGGAAATGCTTCAACAGGTATTGTAGAAAAAGAAAGCACACGGTCAGCTTCAAGAAAGAAGTTACCGAGACAACAAAATATATTTAAGAGGTTTTAATATATTAATTAATTAGTAATAACAAATAAAAATAAGTTTAAATTATGGCAACTCCAGTTTTAAATAATGGCTTGTTTCTCAGGGATACAAACTATAATGCGAGTTCACATGTTGATTCTTATCACTTAACTCAAATGCTTGGTTCTACTGAACCAATGGATATGGGTCCTATTGATATTTGGGCTATGGCTCAAAAGGTAGAAATGCCTTTATATCAATTAGCGTCATTTGGTGGAAAGAATACAATCATGGTGGATAACGCACGTGGTGAGTATAAATGGCAAACGGCTGTTAATCAAGATTTGCCCTACGTAGTAAAAGATTTAGAATCTGGTGCTGTAGGTGCAGATGGTTTAAAGTTCACCATAATGTTCAACAAACGTGAGTTTGGACATGGTGATATAATTACTTATGACAAGTACAATGGTGTAGAGCTTTACATTACTGCTGATGATATAGTACCAGCAGGTGATGGATTTATCTATACTGTTCAACTTGTTAATAATTCAAATACTGCTACGTTAGCTGCTAAATACCGAACTGTAGGTACCAAGTACTTCAGAAAAGGTTCAGCACGTGGTGAGTATGGTGAAAGATTCTCAGATCTTACAACTCAACATGGTTTTAGAGAATTCTATAACTTTGTTGGTGGAGCGGAAGCACATGTTCACTATTCTATTTCTTCTAGAGCAGACTTAATGCTTAAAGGAGGAATGAATGCTGATGGTACTGTTCCTGTTACAGAGATTTGGAGATCTTTTGATAAAAACATTGATCCTTCTGTTTCTTCATTAGAAAGTATGGTTGAGATTATGGGTAAAGACTATGTAAAGAGAGCATTTGATAATGGTAATCTTTCTAGAACTTTCCTTACTAATCTAGAAGCTTCACACCTTTCTAAGGTTGCTTCTGACATTGAGACATACTTAATGTGGGGACATGGAGGTAGAGTGAAACAAGATGGACCGGATGACATTAGAATGTCTGTTGGTCTTTGGAAGCAATTAGATAATTCATACAAACGTGTTTATAATAAAGGAAGCTTTAGCTTAGATATGTTTAAGAATGAGTTATATAATTTCTACCAAGGTAAAGTTGAATTAGAAGGACCAGATCCAAAGCGTACAATTGTTGTACAAACTGGTATTGGTGGTATGCAAATGGTTAACAAAGCTATCTCTTCTGATGTAACTAATTCACTTGGATCTCAATATGTTATTAATGCTGAGCAGAACGGTATTGTTACAGGTTCTGGAATGGACTTAGGATATGGATTTGCGTTCACATCTTTTGTAATTCCATTCTTAGCAAACTGTCAGTTTGTTCTGAATCCTGCATTTGATAACTTACATACTAATGATATTGAGAATCCAATGGTAGACGGACGTCCATTAAGTTCTTATTCATTTATAATCTTTGATGTAACTGATGAAGGTAATGACAATATTCACTTATTGAAACTTTCATGGGATAATCAATTAAAGTGGTTCTATCAAAATGGAACTATGGATTATATGGGAAGAACTCAAGGATTTGCTTCTTCTGGTAACTTCAATGGGTATAGAGTTTATATGACTCAAACCATGCCTGCTGTATGGGTAAAAGACCCGACTAAAGTCTTGAAGATTGTTATGAAGAATCCAGTTACTGGAGGTTCATTCTAATATGTACTGAATTTGAAAGGGGGATCTTAGTATCCCTCTTTTAAATTTTAATAAACTAATAATAATTAAAAACCTTTTAAAAATGGCAAAGAAAAAAACTAAAACTAAAGATGTAGAAGCTGTACAATCAATTGAACAAGTTATAGAAACAGTTGAGCAAAAAGAAACAGTTGAACAAAAAGAAACAAGAGCTACAACTCTTATGGAAAAATATGGTTTGGATAAAGAGCAAACCATTGCAATAAGACCTTATTTTGATCCTAATTTTGAAAATATGGGATTAGAAAACTATGGGATGACACTACATGAAGGTGTTTATCACGTTGAAGAAATGTCTTGTTTAGAAATAAATGGAGTAAAGAGATACGTAACAGGTCTTAATGAATTTGCTCCAGAAGTAAAAATGCTACCTCCTAAAGAAAGAGAAGCAAGAGTAGGACAGATAAGAGGTGCTGTAGCACAGTTAGAAGCTGAGTTAGCATCTAACATTATAGATCCAAAGGATCCTGATTTTTGGAATAATGTAAGATTACTTAAACCAGATAATGATACTCTTTGGAGTAAGATTACCTTAAAGTTAAGTAATGAACCTGTTTACTTAGATCCTAAAACAGATCCTTATGATTTAATAAAAATATTTAGTATTCAGGCTGGAGGTTTTTCAATGGTTGCTAAAAATTTAAATGAAGCAAAGACAGATGATAAAAAGAAATTTTATCTTGATAAAATTGAAGAAACTGCAAATACTAGAACTGAAGGTACTAAATTAAGAAATAGAGCACTAGCTGCATTACAAAACTTGTATGATACAAATCCTACAAAAATGTTTTATGTAGCTAAAGTTATAGATGTTGGTAGTACACAGTATGTTCATTCAACACCAAATGATATAATATATGAAAATATGGATGATTATATTATAGGACAAGGTCAAGAAAGAAATGCTGAGACAGCTGCTAAGAACTTTTTAAAAGTTTCTAGAGATAATTTACAAACATTAAAAATTACAGCATTAGTTAAAGATGCTAATTTTTATAACTTTTTAACTAGTGAACAAGGTTTTATTAAGGATGCTATGAGTGGTACTAAGTTGGGTAGAACGACTGAACAAGTTATTGAATATTTAATGGATCCTTTAAATGAAGAGATATTAAATAATTTATTAACGAAAGTTGAAAAATATTGGAATAGCTAATGTTTATAAAAGTTGTAAATAGTGCTACAGAATTATATATGATAAGAGCGGATAGATTAGTTCAAATAAATAGTCTATCCGCTACATCAATGGATTTGATATTTGAAGACTCTTCAGCACCTAATACTAAAGCAGTTATAGTTATTACTTTAACATTTGCTACTGGTAAAAGAGAAGATGTTTTAAATTGTATTAAAGAAAAAGGTAATAAATCACAAAATAAATTTGCTTTTATTTTTGAAATATTTAACTCTGTTACAGGATATATATTTTGTCCAGATGTAACTAATGCAACTGTAAGTAAAAAATATAAATAATGGATAATAATACTTTACAACTTAAGATAAAACAACGTTTAAATAAGCTAGCTAGTTTTGATTTTGATAATTTAGAGTGTTGGCAAATGATTGAAGCTTTTAATAAAGCGCAAGTATCTTGGTGTAGAAGACAGTTACATGGTACTAATACACGTGGTGCTGGTGATGAAGCATCTAAAAGGAGAGTTGATGATCTAGAAATATTACTTGTTCATGAACAAATGAATGGTAATGATGTACAATATGTACCAGTTCCAGTTAATCCTGGAAATCCAAATGAGGGAACTACAAGTGAATTTGGATACTATGAAGTTGATATAGCTGAAATATATGATAATACTTATTTAGAGTTTAAAAGAATTAAGTGTGAAGCTTTTAATGATTGTTGTGGTAAAGGTTTACCTGTTAATGATGAACCAGAGGTTGATCCTCCACCACCACCACCACCTCCTCCTCCACCTCATAGACTTTATGATCCTTCTACAAATCCAGAAGGAGTTTTAGGATATGCAGGTGATAGATCTATGACAGTATATTTAACAGAAGTTGCTAATATAGATTTAATACTTAGAGATCCATTAAAGAGACCTGATTTTGAATGGGGTGAAACTGTAGTAACATTACAAAATAAAAAGTTAAGAGTATGGAGAAGAGATTTTCAAATAGCTACTCCTATAACTTTTATATATTATAGAAAGCCTAGATATATTGAAATACAAGGTTGTATTGATCCTTATACTGGTGAACAATCTTTAGAAAATATTGAATGTGAATTTAAGGATGATATTGTAGAAGTTTTAATTGATGACACTTGTGCTATAATAGCTGGTGATATTTCAGATGGAAATCAGTTTGCTAGAGGTGAAAATCAATCAGAGAAAAATAATTAATATGCTAGAATTTATTAAGCATGCATTAGGATTATGTGGTGAACCACACCTAAATGTTATAACTATTTTAATAAGTACACCTATTATAGGGTATTTTATTTATTATATAAAGAAGTTTATAGTTTAATAAATTTTTGTATATTATATATATAGAAACCAAATTGTTTTATTTTATAAATATTAAAAAATTTTAATTATGAGTTATTTTAGTCACGCTTATCATAAAGCGTTTTATATGGCAGATCACATTGTTGATAATACCATAGATACAACAGGTTTAACTACTGCAGGTGATTTTGCAATTGTTAATGTTGATGCTTATACTGATTTTACTGGACCTACTGCAATTGCACCTTATCATTGTATAGCTAATCCAGATAATCTTTCTGAGTTAACTGGACAATATGTTGCTGCGGCAGATATGCCAGGTGGTGGTGCATCACAAGTTAATGTAGTAGGATCTCCAAAAAAGTTTATGCTTGCACAAGGATCATTTAGAAATGCTTCTTCTGCAACAGTTAAAGATATTCTTGGTGGTAATCCTTTACATGGTGGTTACTTAGAGTCAGTTAAGTCTAAAGATATTCAGTTTAGACACATTAATATGCTGAAAGAAATTAATGGTAATGCTGGTACTTCACAAGTTGCAGAAATTATTGTAATGTCTGCTGCTAACAACACAAGTTGTTTTCCTTGTGGATCTAGTCCACAATTACGTATTGACATTAAAGGTGCTGATGCACTAAGAATGTTAGGGCATAATGCTTACAGAAATGTAATGTTTAGTGCTAAATGTGATTGTTGTAATGCTGCAGGTGGTGGTACAGCTGCTAATGCTTACTTGGATGTTAAAAAAGTAGTTAATGAATGGGCAAAAGAAATTGCTAGAGATCCAATTTTATCAAAAATGATAAATACAACTCAAACAGACTTTTTCTCAGTAACAACAAACGCTGGTGTTGGTTGGACAGATTATGCAATTACTACAGCTAATAATACAGCTGAGTCTGGATATGATTCTATAGCATGTGAAACTTCATGGGATCAAAATGATGGTGCAAGATTGAAGTTATATATGGGTGTTGTAGATACTACATTTGGAACATGTTCATTTGATACTAGAGATTGGTCTAATGTTGAACCATTATTAGTACACGCTGATATTCTTGATGATTCAGGAGATACTTGTGATATTTGTGAAAATGAAGAAATATTACTAACAGGTGATACTATAAACAATGGTGTTGATCCAACTGCTAATGGTAAACAATTATTTAGATATAATGGTACTATTACCGTTGGTGATCCAGCTACTGAGTCTGTTGCTCCTATTCAAGAAATGGGTAATGGTGTTAAAGCATTGAATGATATTCTATTAACTGAAAATTATAGACAGAATCCATTTAGCCAAGGTGCTAGCAATTCTTCTAGAATTAGAGAGATAGAAGGTTCTAAAGATGTTTTAGACACATTTAGTTCAACTGCACAATATTATCAGTTTAAACTGCAGCACGTTGTGCCAAGGTTTAATAATCCTTCTGGTACATTTGATAATGATCAATATTTGTATACTGTCTATGCATTAGACACTAATACTGCAGATATTGGAACATTATCTGACATGTGGGATAGAATTGCGTTACACTCAGGTATAACCAATGAGACTGTATAATACTTAGTGTTCTTATACTTAAGAAGGGGTAGAGTAAATTCTACCCCTTTTTTATTTCTATATAGTTAATATTTTTTGTATATTATCTATATAGATTTATATAAATAACAGATATAATGGCCGCTGAACATATATTAAGCTTAGAAATTCCTTTAGTTGCAAACAAAAAAATATTTACTATTTCTGATACAAGTAGTTATGCAAGTGCTATGGGTGTTAATGATCCAGAGTTACTAATACTACCTCCTGGTTTTAGTTCTCCTGCATCAATTATGGTTGGTGCTGGTTTTAATATAAACTTTGATGCATGTGATTTAGGATTACAAACTCAAAATTGTGATACACAACAAGATGATCTTCCTGATGGAATATATGTTGTTAGATATAGAGTACAACCACATGATAAAGCTTATGTTGAATATAATCATTTAAGAGTAAGCAATATCTTAGCTAAGTACTATGATAAGTTATGTCAGTTAGATATAACTCCTTGTGAACCTACATCTGATAAAAAGTTTATGATATCTGAATTAAAGTATGTTAGAACTATGATAGATGCAGCAATAGCAAAAGTAGAATATTGCCATAGTCCTATGGAAGGAATGAATCTATATAATTTTGCTTTAAAGAAATTAAATAAAATAACTTGTGATTCTTGTTGTAAATAATAATGGCTTCTACTGATCAAAATATAATAAATAAAATAGAAATTAATCAAAAATTTGCTGATTACGTTTATAAAGATTTTTCTGCCAGAAGGTTTGGAATAACTTCTTGTTGTAGTTTGGATCAATTAGAAAGTGCTATTATAAAAAAGGAACTGTGTGATTGGCAGGATCTCAAGGAGTAAACAACTTGGTTGTTAATAAATAAAATTGTATATTATAGTATATACTAAATTAAACTAGTTTAAAAGAAATAAGTATGATACCTAGTAATACTGGATCAAATTCTAATAGTGGGTGTACGCCCATATCTTCAAATTGTGTAATTTGGCAAGGACCTAATATATCCTGTTTAGATCTTTGCACAGGTGATACCATTAGTGTAGTAATTGCAACATTAGCAGAGAAAATATGTGATATTATACAGGGTGCTGTTAATATAGAGATAGGTGATATAGATGGTCAATGTGTAGTTGATGATATTTTAAATCAAAATATTGACTTTGAAAATGGTGGTATAACTGCATGGATTCAAGGTATTATAAATGTTCTTTGTTCTCATGGTCCTCATGGGGGTGGAGGCGCAGATGAAGAGCATGATCACCCGCATGAACATGATCCTGTATCATTACCTGTTCCTAAATGTATTCAATCTTATCTTCCTGGTGGTACAACTACAATGCCTCTTACAGGAGTTAGTATTCCATTACAGAACGGAGGTAATGCAGCTTTTTTAGCTGCTTTAGATGGCACACCTTCTGATGGTGTAGTTACTGGTTGGGGTGAATTAATTGGAAATGCTGTATGTTATATACTTGACTTTTGTTGTCATGATAGTGTATTACCTGATGGTATGGGTGGCGGAGGATTATCAAGTGGTAATGTAAGAGGTTTAGCTTCTAGAGTAAGAAAATTAGAACAACAACCTGCTACTGTATATGTACCACCTAAAGTTACTCCTAAATATGTAACTAACAATGTAGGTAAAGCTCAAGATATGAATGTAGTATTAACTGCATTAGAAAATGAGTTTGGTATATTAAGACAAGCAACTGGTTTAGCTACTGTTATAAGAGAAGCTATAAAAAGACAACCTATAGCATTAAATACTGAAGGAAGATTAAATGGTACTGGTACAATGTCTGCATTACCTGGATGGTATATGAAACCTGCGACATTGGGTGAATCAATATCAAACTTATGGATTACAACTACAGACATGAGAAATGCAATTAAAGATCTACAAAAAAGTACAACTAAAACACATTGTAGTGATATTGTATATGATTTTAGTGCATCTTTAGTTAAAGGTGCTGGTCCTGTAACAGGTATTAAGTTAGATTTTACAGGTTTAAGTGTTCCATCTACATTTTCTGATGTAGGTACAGGATCACTAATTACAATTAAAGACGCATCATTAAACTCTAAAACAGTTTATTTAAAAACAGCAGGTTATCAAAATACTACTAGTGGTTATACTGTTGATATTGGAAATTTAAATGTTACTGAAAATTATGAAATAACTGTTGATTTTAATTTTTCAGATGGAACTTCAGATTGTGCTAAAAGTGTTGTAGTTGCATTAGCTAATAATGTAGGATTCCCTACTATTGCATTTAGTGATCATACAACATCTAGTTTTAGATATACAGCAAGTGGTATGAGCACTGCTGATGGAACAACTCTTCAAGTAATAACAGAATCACTTACAGGTGGTCAAGTTCAAGTTGATACTTATTCAAATCCTGGTGCTAGTGTAACAGCTGTAGTAAAAGGTTTGGTAGCTGGTCAAACATATAATGTATTTAGCAGATTAACAGGATCAGGTTGCTCTGTAGCAAATGATTCTACAAAAAGTTCTGTTTCTACATTAACAGCAACATGTACAAGTGCTAAAGTAATATCTGCTGATTATAAAACTGCAACTACAGATGTAAGATCTGGCGCATCAGTTTTAAGTTTATTATGTTATAATGATAGTGTAAATACAACATATACAGTTGCTACATTTGATGATAATAATAATCCTGTTGTCTATAAAGGAACTACAATATTAAGTGGAATAACATGTGCTCCAGCATCTGGTGCTCAAACCGTTGGTGGTAATGCAATATCTATTAATCCTACGCACATGTTAACATGTGGATCAACAATATATCCTGCAACTGGATTTAGTACAACTACACCTGGAGGTTGGAGATATGTAGATACAATAAAAGGACCTGATGCTGTATCTTATTATGTATATGCATTATATGATGAAACAAATAAAGAAATTGATGAAGTAGTATTTTGTTGTGATTGTTCAGGCTTAACTGCTGTAACAGCTTCTGCAGGAGATACTATATACTGTAAAACAGGAGGTTCAAGAACAACACAACTTAAATTAAGAGGTTATACAGGTGGTGCAACATCTCCAACATGGACTAGAGTTTCAGAACCTTTATATGGAACATTAACATATAATTCAGCTCAAAGTACAAGTATTGATGGATCATGGACTTATACAAATACACAAACAGATGATACAGCTTGGACTGGAGATTCATTTACATTAAGAGCAAGTAATGATTGTGGTACAACTGCTGATTATGTTATATCAGTTCAAAAATCTGAAATACTTCCATTTAGAGATACTAATATGTTTGTATTTGTAGATACAACTTCTTTTACATCTACAGAAGGTGATGCTATAAAAACACAGTTTGAGGCTGCTAAAACACAATTGGCTCTTAATTGTCCTACTTGGACTGGTACTATTTATTATATTCCAATTAATGGAAGTAATGCTGGAGACTATTTAAAAATACCAAAGGCATTAATTGATATGCATAATGGAGCTTCAGGTAGTGTGACAGTTGAAACACATGCTGATTGGAATTCATTTAAATCATTACCTCCTTATTGGGTTGCTGCTACAAAGTCTGATACACCAGCTTCTGCAGTAACATGGGTATTTACTAATACAACTTCTTTAAATGGTAATTATGGTAATGCTCTTTTATCAGATGGAACAACATTTGCTCCTACATCAGATTATTTAGCAGATTACGAAGCGTTGCAAGATATTAAGAATGCTACTACTAATTCAACATGGGGAGGTTCTAATATGCCAGGATTTAGACAATTTGGTACAACTACAGCTGCTGACTTTAATTATGTTCAAATTTTAGTTCCTAAACTTACAGGATCTACAAATGAAAGTGCAGCAACAGTATTACAAATGGCAACTGCATTATTAGGTAAGAATGTATTACTTGCAGAATATAATGGTATAAAAGCAGGAAAAGTAAAATTCCCAGTAAATCTTAAACCTTATATACTTGATGGAACTGCACCTGCTATACAACCTTATTCAGGTAATACATCAGCAGGAACAGCAATAGTTGGTTTAACAACTTTAAAATTTACTACAAACTTTACATTTGAACAAGATGATTCATTTAGTTCTAATATGATTTTAGATATAATTGGTAATGGACCAAATCTATTTAATAATGGTTATGTATTAGATTGTCCTCCAGTTGATGCGCCTTGTAAAGTTATGACAAGTGATACAGGATCTACTGTATGGCGTTATAGTGCTTCAGGTGCTTCACATGCTTGTAGTAGTCCTAGTGCAACAATAGAGATATGGAACTCAACAGGTAATGTATTTGGAACAGGACTTGCATTTAAAAATCAAGGAGGATGTTGTACAAATACAGCAGCTCAAGAAATAGATACAGGATATTATGCAGCTGATACTGGAGCTTCAGGTAAAACAGTAGCTTTATATACAAAAACAGTAGGATGGAGTGGAACAACAACTTGTCCTTAATAATTAAATAATAAAGAAATGGCACATTGTAATAATTGCAAAACACATATAACACCAGCTGGTTGCGGATGTAACACAGGCAGTTTAAGTATATCTCCAGAATATCTTAATAGTGCTCATCATTGTGATCTTCCAACTGATTGTTGTGAAGATGTGCAATGTTTAGAATGTGTTACAGATTGTCAATTAAGTAATCAATATTCAGTTGATTATGCTAATTCTACATTTAGTGTATTTAAAGGAGAATCATTAGATAGTATAGTGCAAAAATTAATGTTATGGAGTAACCCTACTAATCAAGCATTATGGAATTATATGGTTCCTTTATTTTATTTAAAAGGTGTTACTAGTACAAGTGTTACTTTAAGATGGGGTAATTTATTAATTAATCCTGATTCTGAAGATGGCAATCCTTATATTGAAACCATAACTGTTCAATATAAAAATGCAGAAGGTGATCCACCTATTGATTGGACTCTTGTAAATGCAGATCCTTTAGATGCAGCAACAGTTTCAGAATTTACAGTTACAAATGTAATGGTTACATTAAATCCAGGATCAACATATAAGTTTAGACTAATGGCTAACTATGCTGGAAATAATCAAGATTCTGCATCAGTTGATTTATATGTAACAATACCTACAGAATAGCGAGAAGTGGAGGTTTTTTGTTGGTTTTAACTCTACCACACGCTTTGAACCCTAGATATCAATCTGGGGTTCTTTTTTTTATTAACAATTTTTTATATATTAGCAACACTAATTAATATAGCTATCTTATGAATTTAAAACAAAAAGTGAAAAATGCACTTAAATGGAAAAAAAATACAGAGTATTGCGCAGAAAGATTAGGGATAACAGAAGAAGAGTTTGACAAAATAAAAAAAGAAATATATGCAGAAGAAAGAGAAAAAAGAAAAGAAGAAAGAGACATGGGATATGTTACAGATGATTGTACATCATCATATGACATTGAAAAAGGTCAAGGAAAAGTTACTGGAATATCACATACAGAACCTAAATCAGCAGAAGAAATTATACAACTATTAAATATTGATACAACAAAATGGAAGTTGTCACAATATTGGAATAAGCAAATGTCAGATCACTGGCGAATATCAGCACTAATAACAAAGCTTAAAAATGATGATACAGCTCATATAGAGCAATTACTAGAAAATTGGCAACCTAAGACTTTTAAACCAGTTAAAAGAATTAAAAGCTCAAGTAAGAAAGATGTTTGTGCTATACTATCATTACAAGATATTCATTTTGGTAAACAAGGTAACGAAACTATAGATAAAGATTTTGAAGAAACTATTATGGATCTTGTAGAAAGAGCACACTCAGGTCATAACTTAAAAAAAATATTTTATATTGTAGGAGGTGATCTAATGAATATGGATACATGGGCAGGTACTACTACTAGTGGAACTCCATTAGATAATTGCTCTACAGCTACAGATGCATATATACAAGCTTTTAATGCTTTACACTGGAGTATTAATTTTATAAAACAATATTGTGATCAATTGCAAGTTGTATATATACCAGGTAATCATGATAGATTATCTTCATTTCATTTAGCACATGCTTTATCTAAATCTATAAATGACTCTAATATACTTTGGGATACTACATATCTTGAAAGAAAAGTATATACTTGGGGTGATAACTTTTTTGCATTTGAACATGGAGATGTAAATACTAAAAATTCACTTTTGCTTTATGCTACAGAGTTTGCGCAACAATGGGGTACTACAGTAAATAGAACTTTATTTACAGGGCATTTACATCATAAAAAGAAAGTAGAATATATAACTACAAATGAACGTACAGGTTTTATGTTAAAGATATTACCAAGTCTTTCTAGAACAGACTATTGGCACTATCATAACAAATTTGTTGGATCTAAACGTTCAGGTGTTATAGAACTTCATGATTATACTAAAGGTAATATATGTGAGTTAACATATTCACCAGATTAATCTATCTGTTATAAAACTTTTATTAATCCTCTTTTTTTTGTAAATTATAATGTATAGTAATATGATAAGTAATTTTAAAGCTCCAGATTTAAACAAACCTAGATACAGAGAAAAAACTTTAAGTTTATTAAATGTGGATCTTATTAATGATTTTAAAGAAAAGTATCCTATATATAGAAATATAGATAATACAAAACTTAAAAATATTATTAAGTTATATAATGAGAAACTTTGGAAAGAGGTAATTAATAATAGGAATGGTGTAGAATTACCAGATTCTTTAGGTTATTTATTTATTGGTACTTGTCCATCTTCTAAAAGTGTTAATACAAATTATGCACTTTCAAAGCAGTATGGTAAAGTATTACAAAATAAAAATTGGGAAACTGACGGAAAGATTGCTAAAATATTTTATACAAACTATTCTACTAAATATAGATTTAGGAATAGAGAATTATGGCAGTTTACTGCAGTTAGACAATTTAAAAGATCTGTAGCTCAAGAGTATCCAAAACAATGGAATAAGTACATTATTATGGAGAACAAAAAGAGAGTAGCAGAGATGTATAAAAATAAAAAATAAATAATATGACAACCATAGGTGATGTTGTATCTAGAGTTAGAAATCAAGTAAAAGCAGAGATAGAAGATGCTTTTGTAACTGATAGATATTTATATAGTTTAATTCTAAAGTCAGCACAGGTTTTAATGAGAAGACAAGACAATGCTAATAAACTAATGAAATTTAATAGCATCTGGCAAACACTACCCTATGTAGAATTAGAAG